TAGACCTTGAAGATATGTCAGAAGACGACCTTAAAGGATTTATCGAGGATGTCATTAAAGACATGGTCGAAGCTGGAGAAATTGAGGCAGGCGACGAATTCGTAGAAGACGAAGTTGAAGTTGAAGACGTAGAAGATATTGATGTTGAAGACATTGGTGTTGAAGACGACGTAGACGTAGACATTGAAATCGACGAAACAATGAAAGCTTCGGAAGAAAACAGTGATAAAGTAAAAGAAGCAAAAGTAGAATTAGACGAAATGTCTAAAAAAGAAAAAGCTGAAGGTGATGATCGTAAAAAAGACGACAAAATCGAAGCTGAAACTGAAAAAATGAGATTTAAAGAAGCATTAGACGAAATTAATGCTCTTAAAGTTGAATTACAAGAAGTTAATCTATTAAACGCTAAGTTACTTTACACTAATAAAATTTTCAAAGCGAAAAATTTAAACGAAAGCAAGAAAGTTAAAGTGTTAAAAGCATTTGACAGAGCTAAAAGTGTTGAACAAGCAAAAACTATCTTTGAAACATTAAATGAAGGAATTACATCAAGTGTAACTATTCCAACTATTAATGAATCAATTAAGAGAGGTGCTGCTTCAAAAGCTAGTGGTTTAGAACCAAAAGCTACAAAACAACCTATTATCGAGTCTAATGATGTTTATAACAGAATGAGAACTCTTGCAGGGTTATTGTAAAAAATAAATTAATAATTAAAAAAAACAATTAAAATGAGCTTAAATTCACTATTAGAAAGCGCAAACTCATATAGCAATATGCAGTCTGACGCAGCTAGATTATCTAGCAAGTGGGAAAAAACAGGTCTTTTAGAAGGTTTAGATGGTTCCCATAAAAATAACATGGGTATCATTCTTGAAAACCAAGCTAAACAATTAGTAGTAGAATCATCACAAACAGGTGGTGGTGCTTCTTCTTCAGGTACATTTCAAAGCCAAACATCAGTAAACAACGGTGGCCAGTGGGCAGGAGTTGCTTTACCATTGGTAAGAAAAGTATTTGGTCAAATCGCTGCAAAGGAATTTGTTTCGGTTCAACCAATGAACTTGCCTTCAGGACTAGTATTTTTCCTAGACTTCCAATACGGAAGCGATAAAACTCCATTTTTAAGTGGTTCTTCTCTATACGGTAACGAAATAGGTGGAAACAACTTTGGAAACAAAAGCGAAGGTGGACTTTACGGATCAGGTAGATTCGGGTATTCAATTAACAACACACAATCACAATATGCAACTTCTTCCTTTTTAACTACAGCTACTTGGGCGGATATGAATTATGATTCAGATTATTCATCAAGTTCAGGATTCCCTACATTTGATAAGATATCAGTATCAACTTCATCTTTAGATTTTGTAGATAAAGAAGGTGTAAACGCATTCCAATTTGGAACAGGATCTTTAGATTATATAACTAATTCTTTATTAGGAAATCAAATATCTGCATTTACTAAATTCAATCAAACTACACAATGTGTTGAGTTTGTAGTAAGTAAATCATTTGGAGCTGCAATTGACGATACAAACACTGTTTGTTACCAATTACAACCTACTGACCAATATAGAGGTGATTTTGAAGATGGAAATCCAAAACCAAATTCAGATAACTCTCCATCAATTACAATTCCAGAAATCAACGTACAGATGAAATCATCTGCGATCGTTGCTAAAACTAGAAAATTGAAAGCAGTATGGACGCCAGAATTCGCACAGGATTTAAATGCATACCATGCATTAGATGCTGAAGCTGAATTAACTTCAATTTTAAGTGAATATATTTCACTAGAAATTGATTTAGAGATCTTAGATATGTTAATCAGTGGCGCTGCTGCTGGAAACGAAGTATGGTCAGCTGAAAACAACATTAGTGTTACTAGTGCTGCAGGTGCTCAGAAAAACTTAGGATTTTATAATTCTCAAGGACAGTGGTTCCAAACATTAGGAACTAAAATCCAAAAATTAAGTAACATCATTCACCAGAAGACTTTAAGAGGTGGAGCAAACTTCCTAGTATGTTCTCCTTCTGTAGGTACTATCTTGGAATCTATTCCAGGATTTGCTGCTGATACTGATGGAGATGCTTCTAAAGCAACTTATGCATTTGGTGTTCAGAAAGTTGGTTCATTAAATGGAAGATATAAAGTTTACAAGAACCCTTATATGAAATCTAACGTAATGTTGTTAGGATTCAGAGGATCTCAATTCTTGGAAACAGGTGCAGTATTTGCTCCATATATTCCATTAATCATGACTCCGCTTATCTACGATCCAGAAACCTTTACACCAAGAAAAGGTCTATTGACTAGATATGCTAAGAAAATGGTAAGACCAGAATTTTATGGTACTATTGACATCGCAGGTTTAGATACTATATAGTATTTTCCAACCAAGATTAAATAAAATTAGGCCGAACGTTAGTTCGGCCTTTTTTTTTCATATTTATAATAAAATCGTTTAACATGAATATACCAATTTACGATGGATGCCCACAATGGACAGATGATGCGGTGCCTTTTGGGTTTTATAATGCTGATACCCAATTTAAAACAGATGCAGTTAAAGTAGCAAAATTTTGTGCTGCCCGGTTAGGTTACCCTTTAGTAGACATTGAACTACAATCCGGATCCTTTTTTACCGCTTTTGAAGAGGCCGTAACCACGTATGGTAACGAGTTATATGCGTATAAAATACGAGATAATCAATTATCACTCGAGGGGTTAACCACGGGGTCAAACTTAAATCAAGCGCTTATAACACCGAGTTTTGAACCAATAGTTAGATTAACTGAACAATATGGTGAAGAAGCAGGTAGTGGAGGTAATGTACCTTACTATTCAGGATCATTTGCTCTAACATCAAGCCAACAAGATTATTCTTTTCAAACTTTTATGACCCAAAGTGGTATTACTGGTTCAGAATATCAACATGGTATTGAAATTAAAAGAGTATTTTATGAAAATCCTATCCCAGCATCCGCACGTATTTTAGATCCTTATAATGGGTTTGGATTTGGGGGAGTAATGGCCGCGGGTATGATGGGTATAGGTGGATATGGAGGAGCTGGAGGTTATTTAATGTCTCCTTTAAACTATGAAATAGCTGTTATCCAACAAATTGAAATGAGTGAAACTATTAGAAGAAATGCTTATTCTTTTGAAATAAAAGCTGATAAATTAAGAATATTCCCGATTCCAAATTTTGGTAATATTTCTTCGGGATCAATAGGACCTCAACTTTGGTTTGAATATATTAAACGAGATGAAAGAATAGCAACGTCGGTTAAACAAACTCCAGACAGAGTTACAAACGTATCAAATGCCCCTTATGAAAACCCAACATACGAATTTATAAATTCTGTAGGTAGACAGTGGATATTTGAATACGCATTAGCATTATCGAAAGAAATGTTGGGTTATGTAAGAGGTAAATATAGCTCAATCCCTATCCCTAATTCAGAAGTAACACTTAACCAATCCGATTTAATTGCGGCAGCAACCGCTGAAAAAACAACATTAATCGAAAGATTAAGAACTTACTTTGATGAAACTTCAAGAATGGCATCTTTAGAAAGAAGAGCTAATGAGGCAGATTCCAAAATGAAAGAATTACAACAAGTCCCTTGGACTATTTTTATAGGATAATATGGCAATGTATACAGGAGTCAGAGATTGGTCTCTGATGAGAAATTTTAATAGAGAAGTAATGGGTAATATTATTACCCAACAATGTGCTATCTACCAGTTTAAATTAGAAGAAACTAAAGTTAATATTTACGGTGAAGCCGCTGAAGAAAAATATTATGATGGTCCTTTTCTATTTAATGTGTTAATGGATAGAGGAGATCAAGATTTTTCCTTGAATAATGAAGGTGTACAATTTGATCAAAGCATTAACTTTTATTTTTTAAGAGATGATTTAGTTGAAAAAGACGTGGTACCTCGAGTAGGAGATATTATATTATTCGAAGAAGGATACTATGGAGTTCAAAGTACAATTGCTAACCAATATTGGGGAGGTAAAAACCCTGATTATCCTAATAATGATTCTGATGGAACATTAAACCCATTAAACCCAGGATTAGAAAAATTTGGTAATAATGTATCAATATTAGTATCGACATATTACATACCAGCAGACAAAGTAGCAATTTCACCTCATATAGAAAGAATGTAATGGCAAAACCAAGAAAACCAATACCTAAACATCAATTAACCTTAAGTGAGGGTAACCACAAGGCCTTTCAAGGTATAGAAGATAGAGGGATTCAAACGAATCCTAACGCTGCTATAATGCCTATAAACCCTAACTACCAGGATACAGGAATATCACAAAATAGATCATCTCAAATGAGTATGAAAGGTGATACTTCAAAACAATATTCTGTTGGTATAAAAGATATTGATGAAGCTATATTTTATTACTTTAATAATCAAATTAAACCTTTTGTTTATCAAAACGGTCAACGCCAAGAAGTACCTGTAATATATGGTGCTCCTGAAAGATGGAAATCCTTCCAACGTGATGGATATTATAGGGATAAAAAAGGTGCAATTATGCTACCTATTCTTGTAATTAAAAGAGATTCTTTATCTAAGGATAGAACAGTAGCTAATAAATTAGATGCAAACCAACCAAACCTATATGGTAAATGGTCAAAACAATATAGCACTAAAAACTTTTATAGCAATTTTGCTACATTAAATAACAGAAAACCTATTGAAAAGTACCATGTAGTAGCACAACCCGATTACGTTACAATGGAATACAGCTGTATTATCCAGACATATTACATGGAACAATTAAATAAGGTAATAGAAGCGTGTGAATACGCATCTGATGCTTATTGGGGTATGCCAGAAAGATTTCAATTTAGAGCTTTTATAGATACATTTACAACAGCAACTGAATTAACACAAGGTAAAGATAGATTAGTTACAGGTACTTTTAATATAAGATTAAGAGGATATATACTACCGGACACAATTCAAAAAGAATTAAATTCCACTAAAGTATATAATTCTAAAGCAAAAATCACTATTAACACGGAAACAGTTAGTAATATAGAAACTGCAGGACAGCCTATTCAAAACCCAACTAGTGACCATAGAAAAAGAAATATGAAAGATTTACAATAAGTGTATTTTTCCACTTACTTATATATATTTATAATAAACATTTACAAATTATGAAAGAAGTAAAAAAGTTACAAAAAGAAGAAGTTACAAAACTATCAGATTACCAACTAAGAACAAATGAGGCGGTTGGAGCCATAGGGCAAATTGAATTACAGTTTGACTTATTGAAAGACAAAAAAGAAGAATTGTTAAATAGTTTTAAAGAATTAAGAATAGAACAGCAAAGTACTGCAGATGAATTGCAAAAAAAGTATGGTGATGGTAATATCGATCTAGAAAAAGGAGAATTTATACCATTAAAATAGTTTTTTGAAATAGTTTTTAATATTTATAATAAAACAAAACATAATATAATATATAACAATGGCAGAAACATTAATATCTCCGGGTGTATTAGCAAGAGAAAATGATCAGTCGTTTATTGGCGCAAGACCTGTAACTTTTGGTGCAGCAATTATCGGACCTGCAGTAAAAGGACCGGTTGAAGTTCCAACAGCGGTGTCTTCATTTTCACAATATGAAGCTATTTTTGGAGGAGCTGTAGAAAGCGGTTCCCAATTTTACACGTATTTAAACTCTATCGCAGCAAGAAATTATTTTGCTCAAGGTGGTGAATCATTATTAGTATCTAGAGTAGTTACCGGATCATTTACTGAAGCTGAAACTTCAGGAAGTGTTGCAGGAGCAAATGGTAGTGGTATTATAACACTTGGGTTTACAGACTCAGCAGATGCAGGATACCAATCAACATCATTTCAACTAAAAACTATTTCTGAAGGAACAATAATGAACAGTTTCGGTACGTTAAACGCAAATGGAGCTTTATCAAACGGAACAGCAGATAACCTTAGATGGGAAGTAGCATCAGTAAACACAGGGTCAGGACAATTTTCATTGTTGATCAGACGTGGTAATGATATTACCAACCAAAAATCAATATTAGAGACTTACAATAACTTATCAATGGACCCAACAGCGGTCAATTATGTTGCTAAAGTAATTGGAGACACATATTACTCTATAGAACAAGATGGTACAGATTACTATGTTAAAACAAATGGTAATTACCCACGTAGAAGTAATTATGTATACTGTTCAGCAGTAAGCACACCTACTCCACAATACTTCAATAATGATGGATCAATTAAAAATTCATTCACAGGAAGTTTACCAGCAGTAGGATCAGGATCATTTGCAGCAGCAACAGGTAATAACTTTGAAAATGGTACAGCATTATTTAATGAAAGTATAACAGCTGGAAACATTCAAGGTATTGGACCAAACGATTATACAGCTTCAATTAAATTATTAAGCAACTCTGATGATTATCAGTTTAATGTAATATCAGCTCCTGGATTAATAGGATCTATACATGGAGCACAAGTTACTTCATTAGTAGCATTAGCACAAGGAAGAACAGATTGTATGTCAGTAATTGATTTAGTACCTTATAATACAGGTATAAATGGAGTTACTACACAAGCATCTGCTTACGATTCGTCATATGCCGCGACATATTGGCCATGGCTACAAACAATCGACGCAGGTACTGGACAAACAGTTTGGGCGCCAGCATCAACGTATATTCCCGCAGTATACGCATTTACAGACGCATCTTCAGACCCATGGTTCGCACCAGCAGGTTTAGTAAGAGGAGCTTTAGGAAGTGTAATAAGAGCAGAAAGAAAATTAACATCTGGAAACAGAGATACATTATATGAAGCAAATGTTAATCCAATTGCAACGTTCCCAGGAAGTGGAGTTGTAGTATTCGGACAGAAAACATTACAGAAAAGAGCAAGTGCTTTAGATAGAGTAAATGTACGTAGATTACTAATTTCATTAAAATCCTATATAGTACAAGTATCAGATAACTTAGTATTTGAACAAAATACAAATTCAACAAGAAACAACTTCTTGGCACAAGTTAACCCATACTTAGAATCAGTACAACAAAGACAAGGATTGTATGCATTTAAAGTAGTAATGGATGCTACAAACAACACACCAGACGTAATCGATAGAAATGAGCTAGTAGGCCAAATTTACCTACAACCAACTAAAACAGCAGAATTTGTAATTCTAGATTTTAATGTTTTACCAACTGGAGCAACATTTCCTGAATAAAAACAAAAGAATAGAATATTTATAATAAAATAAACAACAATGGCAGTATTAGACCCGAACGAAATATTTTATACAGCATTTGAACCAAAGCAACAAAACAGGTTTATATTGTATGTAGATGGAATTCCTTCATACCAAATTAAAGGTATGGGCGCAGTTTCATTAACACAAGGTACAGTCCAGTTAAACCATATCAACGTTGCAAGATACGTT